AACACAATCACCTACATTGGTAGATCCTGGCAAGGCATCATCAGAGACAAGGTTCTAGAGCCACCAAACGGAGAAGACTATCTCAGCGTACGCGGTGAAGCTCACGGAGTCTTAAAGCAGCTGGTACAGCGTCTGGGACTTGTCAACCAGTTCAAAGTCTCAGAAGAGACCTCTGGCATTACTGTTAAATACACCTTTGATAGGTACTGCGATGCCTGGACGGGCATCAGAAAGATGCTTGCTGATTCTTCATCACGTCTCAATATCGAGTATGACTCCATCGAGCGCATGATTGTGCTCTCAGTAAAGCCCATTACAGACTGGACTGACGGCGCAGACGCAGAACATTCTGACGTAACTATTAAGAGAGTTGTAAGACCTTACAACCATCTTATTTGCCTTGGCTCTGGTGAGCTTAAGAACCGTATTGTGCTGCATTTCTATGCAGACGCGCGTGGCAATATCTCTACCACACAGACGCTCTTTGGCATTGATGAGCGCACCACAACTTACAACTACACCAATGCAAGTCGTGAAGAGCTTGAGAAAGACGGTCCTAAGAAGCTCAAAGAGTATCAAGCTGCTGACTCAATTAACGTCACACTGGATGACGATGAAGAGTTTGGCATTGGTGATATCGTCCCCGGCATAGATCCTGTCACAGGCTTACACGTCACGGCAATCGTTGGCACCAAAGTAATTATTGTTACAGACACCCAAGTAAGCATTAGCTACAAGGTTGGTGGCACAGCCAGTAACACTTCTTCATCTGGTACCGCTGAGCATGGCTCTTCCACAGGCTCAGGCGCAGTATCAAGCTCATACACAGCCGGCACGGGTATTTCCATTGCAGGACGCACTATCTCTGCAGAAGTATCAAGAGCAGACTTCAAGAGCCTTGAGAACAAGGTCAATGAAGCTCGAAAAGTAGCAACAGATTCAGCCAGCGAGATTGGCAGAGCAACACTGCAGGTTGACTCTAAGGTGGCAGAAGTCACAGCAACTACACCTCTCAAGGCTCAGCGCACAGGTGGCACAGTCGCTCTAACTCATGAGCCTTCTCGTGTGACTGCTGGCACATACGGCTCTGAGAGCGATGTAAACGCTTCTTGGGGTGATACCGTGCAATTAGGCGCAACGGTCAATGTTGACGCTTTAGGACACGTTACAGACGCTCATACGCACACAGTAAAGCTTCCTGCAAAGCCAGCATACACCGCTCAAGAAGTCGGCGCAGCTCCTGCGAGCCACACTCACCCATACGCTGGCGCATCTACACCCGGCGGTGATGCTAACGCTGCCAAGAAGCTCTCACAGCCACGCACCATCAAGCTGGTTGGCTCTGTCAGCGGTACAGCGACATTTGACGGATCTAGTGACGTGACTATCAACGTCCAGGGAGCAACTCAAGGCGGTGCAGCCACACCATCTTTCCCTGTTGGCTCTGTCATTGAAACAACTTCATTTGTTAACCCGCAATCACACTACGGAGGTAGATGGCAACAACTACCTTCTCTTGGCTGCTTCAAATGGGAAAGGACAGCTTAATGGCAAAAACAAGTGGCTTTGCACGCTTCCAATGCGACAGATGCAAGAAAGAAGCCTTTCTTCTTGAAAGTGACTTTGCTACCTCGCAATGGAAGAGCATAAGCAGAGTATCAGCAGACGGCGTGCAGCAGAGTTATCTTCTCTGCCCTGACTGCGCTGCAAAGTATCGTGAGCTCGCACGTAAGCGTGATGAAGAGTTTGCACAATTTATGGTAAAGGAGGGTTAAATGGCTTTCGATGGTGTTATTTCATTCCAGGGTAAGGACCACATCACAGCACCTCAGATTGGCAGGTTAATTGCTGGTGTGGCTGGCTCTGTTCGTGGCATTCTTCAGACACAGAACCAAATCAAGGCTGCTATGCAGACTGCCAACAGGGTTCGTATTGATACTGGTGATGTGCTCTTTGACGCTCGTATGGTGACTAATGAAGAGCCTTTTGAGCTTAATGTTGCCAATGGTCGTGCTGGTTATAAGCGCAATGACTTGGTAGTGCTCAAGTACTCTAAGCAGGTTGGCGGTGTTGAGAAGTTCACTTGCGAGGTTATCCAGGGCACACCAACCAATCAGGGTAATCCGGTAGACCCAACCTATGTAAAGGGTGACATTCTCTCAGGATCTACTACAGCTTGCATGCCCCTCTACCGTCTACCAATCAATGGCATTACCGTTGGTGAGCCCGTATCTCTGCTGCCTACTATCAACGTTCTTGGAGACGACAAGAAGCAGTCTGACACTGACTTTGACGTAATCTACCTACAGCCACAAGGAAGCTACAACAACTTCTGGCACATTTACCGCACAGGCGATTCTGTAACTATCAAGGTTCGAGGTTGGTTGGCTAACAATATTTCTTACGACGCTGTCCGTTGCCCATTTACGCTTCCAGAAAACTCAAGACCACCTCTAGTAGATCATGAGAAGTACGGCTCAGCCACAGACAGCAGTGAGTCAATCGTCTATAACTCAGGCTTCTGCCCCGGTCATGCTGACGTGATTACTGCTATCTCAGCGAGACCTGACGGCAATATTTACCTTCAAGACCAAGGCGGAAAAGTCTCTAACGCATGGCGTTATGGATCCCTCACGTACACGGTAAGGCATTAAGGAGGGGGTCATGAATATTACGGCTGAAATGGTTTCCTTCTTCATCTCCATTGTAGGCGCATTTCTCGGCGGTCTTGTTGCTATCTCGAACTTGCAGCGTGCTAGTCGAGATGACAAAGAAAAAGAGGATGCCTGGAAAAGCACCATCACCAACACCCTCACTCGCTTAGAGACTCGCCAGCAGGTCATGAATGAGCAGCTTGGCAAGTATCAACAGTCTCTCTCTGACTTAACTGCCACGCTCACACAGCACACGGCTGAGCTTTCGGTGGTTGGCATTGTTGCACGAAGGGCGGACGAAGTGTCAAAAAAAGCAGCAACAGACCTCGCCGAGGTCAAAACCGACGTGAAAAACCTAGACTCACGCATTACAAAGCTTGAGAAGTAAAGGAGAATCAACATGATTAACTGGAAAGTAAGACTTCACAACCCTGCATGGTGGCTTGGAATGGCGGGCATCGTCATGAGTCCCGTCCTGGCTTACCTCGGACTGGCTTATTCCGATTTGACTACGTGGGGCAGCCTTGCTGATGTATTCGTTAAGTTCATCAGCAACCCTTATCTCATCGGTACTGTGGTTGTAGCGGTCCTTGGCGCTATCGGTGTCACGGTTGACCCAACCACAAAGGGCATTAGCGATTCTGCACGTGCAATGACCTACGTACAGCCATCTGAGCGTCCTGCAAGTTATATGACAGTCAACGCTGAACCAACTAACACACAGCCAAAAGAAGAGGTAAACAATGCTTAGGGGCATTGACGTTAGCGGTTACCAGGCATTGGGTGCGAGCTACTCGCACCCTAATGTCGAGACTGCATACAGCGGTTCTGACTTTGTCATTGCCAAAGCAACTCAGGGCACCCAGCCAATGAATCGTTACATGACCGCACAGCTTCAGCGTGCGCTTGCCGATGGCAAGCTCATTGGTGTGTACCATTACGCAGAAGGTGGCTCACCTGTTGCAGAAGCTGACGCATTTGTTGCTTGTGTCTCCAGCTATGTTGGCAAGGCTCTTCTGTGCTTAGACTGGGAGAACGGTGACAATGACGCGTGGGGCTCAACGGTCTGGGCAAGGCAGTTTGTTGACCGTGTCTACGCTAAGACAGGCATCTATCCTGTGGTATATACGTACCCCGCTGGACGTTCACAGGTAGCGTCTTGTGCCGATGTATCGCGCTTGTGGATAGCCGGTTACCCGGACAACCGCTTCTCATGGGATTTGCCTGAGATGATCTATAACACGGGTGCATGGGGCGATTGGACTCTGTGGCAGTATTCAAGTGCGGGCGGTACCGTTGACCTCGACGTGGCAAAGTTAACCTATGCAGAATGGGAGCAGCTTGCACAGGGTGAGTCCAAGTTCGAGCCACACTGGGTCAAGAACTCCACAGGCTGGTGGTATGCGACCAGTCCAAGCTCTTACTATTACAGTCAGTGGGCGTTCATCAACGGTTCTTGGTATTACTTCGATGCGCGAGGATATGCAGTCACAGGATGGTACTTTGACGGTACAGATTGGTTCTATCTTTGCCCGGATGAAGGACCACAGGAATGCGCCATGCTGACAGGTATGCAGCATATTGGAAGTTGCGACTACTACTTTGCCAATGACGGTCGCATGGCAACAGGTGTATTTGACGCGGAAGGCAAGAAGTACCTCGCTTCAGAGAATGGCAACCTGCTTCCTGCAGGCGTTCACGTTCACAATGACCACGCTTATGCAGTCAATGCTGATGGCTCTGTCCAGGCTGACAGCACAGTGCAGGTTGACACAGATGAAGCTGGTCGGTTGACTTCACTGCACTAAACACACAACCCCTCTCGCTTCGGCGGGAGGGGTATTTTTTATGCCAATTTGGTATAATATCCGTGCTGAACCCGCTAGGCTTAACGATTTCGTTAGCAAACTTAGCGGGTGTTTTTATGCCGAAAAAATTTCTAAAAAAATTCTAAAATTGTTGTTGACTTAGTCCCCAAACGGGACTATATTATAAATAACAAGAGGGAGACAGAAGGTCATACCTCAGCCCAAAGAAGGGGAACAAAATGAAATTCACCAAGACTTCCGCAAAGCAGCTCACCGAGTTCATGGCAATCATGGACAAGGATGGATGCGTTCCATCCAGCGAGTGGGTCAGTGGCAACTACGCAACCAAGCATGCAAAAGCACTCCCGCCATTCGTTACAAAGTTTGAGCGCAAAGAGTACAGCAAGACAAACCTTCCAAAGAATGGCACGCCCGAGCGCACTGCTTACTGGTACTTCAAGGAGAACACCCGCCGTCGCGTGGTTCTTGTACTCGACAAAGAAGCAGCAATGAACTTCTTCTTTGAAGCAGCAAAGGGCAAGGAGTTCTAATAAAGCAAGACAGCCCCTCGCGAGAGGGGCTTACTCTTAGAGGAGATAGCAATGAGAAGCAAACAAGAGTTCAAGGCTCTACGCGAGCAGGTCGGTATGAGTCAGACAGACCTCGCGCTTGCATTGGACGTGTCAGAGCGTTCTGTCAAACGCTGGGAGAGTATTAAGTATCCCAATTACAACGCCCCGCAAGACGCGTGGGACATCCTGGACGATGCTCTGAAGCTGCAACGTCAAGTGATCTCTGCTGCTCTTGGTCAGATTGATGAAGCTGCACAGGAGGTTGGCGGTTATCCAGCAAGCGTGAAGCTGGTCTATTGGTCCACACAAGCGGAATACGATGAGTATCACTGCGTTGACGATGATGGAGACTGGAGACAGGCAAACGCAACCGCCCGCATTGTCTCATATGCACTCCACGAGCGAGGAATTGAGACTGACTGGATTAGTGGAGCTGACAATCTGGTTCCAAAGCAATAATCGCAACAATTTGCCCTCATCTACATCAAGATGAGGGCTTTTTTGATGGGTAAATACTCCACTTTGATTTTTACGTGCCTTAGAACGTCTTAGAATAAGCCGTTTAGCTGGGGAAACGCAGCTATAAACTAGCCACTATGAAGCATAAAACAAGCACAGTATTTTGTGTCCTTAGCGTGTCCTAAATCTTAAAAATATACCAATTTAGCGAACTAGCTTTTTACATAATCGCAGGTAAAATATAGTATGAAACACACAAACATTACTAGACAACAATATACCTTTATCATTCAAAGGTTGATTTGCGTCACTCTTGGGT